TGGCATGACGACGGCACTTATGAAGAAGTATCTCAAAAGAACTTTGTTATAAGTATTTCTGCAATTAACTTTACAGCAGCCGAATCGGGCGCAGTTTACGAAATCACAGCAATTCCGTATACTCACCAAGGAATTGGTCTTGCTAGGCAGGGATTAAAAGAAGAATTGAGCATAACAGGATCAACAGTTGCAGAACTTTTAAGTTCTGGTGAACAAAGTCTGTCAGTTGCATTTAACAAGCAAGAAATATTTAGCGAATCAACAACATTTAAGGTTATCGGAGATCAATATCAAATAACATTCCCGTTTGACATTTCATCTAATGCACTTGCAAACAGCAGCGCCATCGGTGGCGCATTACAAACAATACAAAAAGGACTTGACAAAGTCAACAACACAATTGAAAGTATCGGTGATGTTTCAAATTCTCTAAACAATCTTGGTAATGTTTTTAACAATATAGCATCAGTTGGGTTAGGAAATGGATTAAACAATACTAATACTAATACTGTTACTAATACTGTTTCTACGCCTGGAGCAGGTGTTAATTCGACACTAGACACAATTGGATCTGCAATAAATGACCTTGCATCTGCAATATCAATAGATGGTGTTAGTAGTATCAGCAATGAAATTGGGTCAAGTGCAATGATTGACAGCTTCAACGAGTTCGGAACAGTTGACTTTGCAGATGAAGCATTTATGTTTGATGCCGAAGGACAAGTTTATAATAGAGAAAGCCTATCAATTGATCCTTCTCAAAGAGTTTACACTTATCCTCAAGGATCAACAATTGAACAAGTAATTACCTCGGTAGTACTTTTGTCAAAATGGGGCCAGTCATTTATAACTCGTCCTGTTGACGATTCCGGAATGCGCCCTTGGTTCAAAATTAAAGTTAAAACTTATATTTTATCAGTTGCCGAAATGGAAACTGCTGGCCGTCCGGCATTTAAATTTGTATACGAAGTATCTCCGTATTTTATACACAGTTCGTCGGTGTCTCTTCCTAGTACACTCAACAACACTGATCGGGCAGTCGAAGATGCGGTCAAGGCATACAATTATATGTACACTGGTCTTAATAGAGATGTTGTCGATTTTGATATTACATACAATGCAGCATATTTCATGGGACGCCCAGTTGACAACAACCAAGCTAGTGTAGAAGACACTACATCATGGGGCGGCTCAGCATATGCAACACCTGATACTCCTACTATTACCACGCCAACAGACCGTGCTGAATCAGAAAATACACTAGGGGAGTTAAGATCAACTATTGAACAAGTCACTAATATTTATAAATCTGCTGGCGGCACATTTATCGACAATGACAGAACGCGGGCAGCAAAAACCTTTAGAGATCTAATATTAAACAATCCTTCTGACCTTGTTGCAGTGGACTTGACTATTATGGGCGACCCGTATTATCTTACTCCTAGCGACTATGGAAATTATGTTTCCGATCCGCTGGCACCTAACATTAATATCAATCTCGAAGCAGATCCTCAAAGAGGAGAGGTGTTTATATTATTAAAATTTAATACGCCAGTTGACTACAACAGAGACCTGTTACTAGGCGATCCTGCAGACCAGTTTACTGGGCTTTATAGGATTACCTCAGTTGAACATAATTTTCAACAAGGTAAATTCCTACAAACTTTAAAATTAACAAGAGTAGCTCACCAGCGTCAGAGTTCGATTGATAAATTAAAAAATATTGTCGACACCTTCTTTGCTGGCCTCAGTGCAATTAGCAACTTTGCAACTCAAATTGGTGCAGAAGATGTAGCCAGCAGTGTAAATAACTTTATACAAGAAGCCGGCCCTGCTGCAAATTCTTTACTTGGTCTTGCACAGATCGGAAGCAATCTCAAGGAGATTGCATCGGGAGATTATCAAACAATTGGAGATAAACTAGTTGGGTTGGAAAGCTTTTTTGATCAGGTACAGCAACTTGAAACACAGTACAGAAGTACAATAGAGAGTCTGAGCCGAGTAGACTTTGACCCTAACACCCCGTTTACAGCGTCGGACGTTGCGCAGTCAGCATCACCGAGCGGAGTAACAACCACTGTATTGCCCAGTGCTGCACAATCTGCTCTAGCAACACGCGCAGAAGAATATGCTGCTACTGACCCAGGCTATCAGACTGACACACGATCTGATTTGGAAATACGAGTTGGAAGATTATTAGGAATGCCTGGCAATGACAATAACACTTGAAAAATATAAGGTACCCAAGGTATGAGTAATAGAGAAAACACAAGACCAGTTGATGCAGCACTTCCAACAGGAGATTCAGGTCCTTACCTGGCAAAAGTTGTTAGCCATCTTGATAATAAATTCATGGGTTCTTTAAAGGTTCAGCTCTTAAAAGTAAACTCAACCGGAACTGCATACGACGACACTGACAAACTTGTTACTGCATTTTATGCAAGCCCGTTTTATGGATCAACTAGTTGGAAATCTGCAGGATTAAATGACGATTATGCTAGCACACAGCAAAGTTACGGAATGTGGTTTGTGCCACCGGACCCTGACACAAAGGTTTTAGTGACATTTGTAGAAGGCAGACGAGATATTTGTTATTGGTTTGCATGCGTTCCTGACGACTATATGAACTTCATGGTTCCGGACGGCCGCGCTGCAACCACTTTGTCAACCGCTGGCAGCGGCGGAGCAACTGGAAGAAAACTACCAGTTGGTGAATATAATAAAACTTTTACTAATTCACCAGGCAACAACCAGCCTACTAACTATTTAAAACCTGTAAATCAGGACTTCGTTAACCGACTAAATGAACAAGGATTAATAGAGGATGATTTTAGAGGGTTAACAAGTACCAGCGCCCGTCGAGAAATTCCTAGTGCAGTTTTTGGTATAAACACTCCGGGACCACTTGACAAACGCCCTGGCGCTCCGACTGCTAATAGAGGACCGTCGGATTCTCCTGCAAATGTCCATAGAAGTCGATTAGGCGGATCCAGTATTGTTATGGATGACGGCGATGACAAATTAGTAAGAAGCGTTCCGGCCAACGAAGGCCCTCCTGTGTATGTTGAGAGAGAAACTAATACCGGTTCTCTACCGTTGGGCGCAGAAACTCGACCGGCAAACGAACTAATTAGATTAAGAACAAGAACAGGACACCAAATACTTCTGCACAACACAGAGGATTTGATCTATATTTCAAATGCCAGAGGTACTGCTTGGGTAGAACTTACATCAAATGGAAAAATTGATGTATATGCACAAGACAGTATCAGTATGCACACCGAAGGAGAATTCAACGTAACAGCAGATTCAAACATTAATTTAACATCTGCTGCAAACGTAAACATAAACGCAGTTGGCGATATAAGAACAACAGGCAGAAACATTGATACAACAGCATCTGCAAGAGTTGCATTTCAAGCAAGTGCAGAATTTACTGCACTTGCAGGAGATTATATGTCTTTAAAAAGCAGTAGTGACTTGGCAATTACTTCAATGGCATCAACTGTTAATATTTCTGGAGGTATCAATGTTGAGTTATCCGGCGGCACCGACGTTAATTTGGTGTCTGTAGGTGGTGCAGTAAGAGTGGCTGCATCTAGCAACTTTGATGTTATTGCAGCTACTCAAATAGCAATGCAAGCAGAATCAATACACGATTCTAGTACATTACGAGTTACTACTGCCGAAGAAGTGCATGTAAATGCATCTAATTCCCTTTATGCTACAGCAGGCGGCGGCGGCATCAATATACTTTCTGGCGCAGCAATTGTATCGTCAGCAACTGGTAAAATATCATTTAAGTCTGGCGGCAATTTTGAAGTCGGCAGCACAAATTTAAGTGTCTTTGCTGGCCTTGTCGACTTTGACGGAGAATTGTCATTAACAGGAACAGCTAAAGCTAATAAAATGGAAGCTCCGAGAGGAGAATTTAACACAACCAAAGTTAATAGTGGTAGCAATGGTGCATCGGCTTCTAGCCCGAGTTATAGCGCTGCCGATACAAGTAATGCAGAATCTGCAACTGATAGCAATCCGCCCGGTATAGCTTCAGCAACGCCAGGACCGGATACTACGCCGCCGATACCGGCAGATATTACCGCAAGGGTACCGCAGCACGAACCTTGGTTCCAGCATGAAAATTTAGATCCAACTGCTTCAAATGTGCGAGCTGGATACGCCGGCGTTGATGTGTATACTTCGCCTTTGCCTGACACTTTCTTAAATATTGGAAGAAATAAATCTTCATCAACTGCTGTATCCTATCAGACTTTGCAACCTGATAGAAATGCCAACAGTCAAGATGAAGATGACACAGGCGAAGACTCTCCTGACCACAACTACAATTCATACAACGAAAATGTTAAGCGAGTAGTAGAATTCTTTATAGAACAAGGATTTGAACCCTGGGTAGGCGCAGGAATTGCTGGCTCACTAATATGGGAGTGCGGCAAGGAAATTAACCCCGGCGCGTATTTGCCACCGAACGATGAATTACCAGCAGGTAGTAATTCAATTTCGGGAAACGGTTCTACTACATACGGAGCCAGAGGAATTTGTCAGTGGCGAGGAGGAGGTCCAACTGGCAGAATGACTAATGTTGAAAAACTCCTTGGAAAATCGATATTAGCACAACCAGTTACTGATCCAAATAATACTGATTATCGTATTAGATCTAATAGATTGCCAACTAGTCAGTTAACTTGGACACCACCTGTGTATGTAGTTGCTGCAAATGCCAGCCTTGACGAGCAACTTGGCGCAATAATCAAAGAGTTTAACTCAACTGAAAGAACAACATTAGCAAATATCAATGCAATAGCTTCAGGAAGCAATATCAACAAAGCAAGACAGGTTGCAGGAATTTTTAACGATGACTTCTTAAGATCAGGAAATCCGTTAATTGACGTGTCGGGCGGATCTGTAGGAGTAAAGCAGCTGAGACAACGCTCAGCTGCACAAGTTTATAGCGCGTATGTAAGCAATCAATCAACTGATCCTGTTTTTGTAACAGACAATTTTTCACCCACTCCGGTTGCAACTAGATCCCCGCATGCAAACAGCAGATCAAGAAGTGAAGCGGACACAATTGATTGGTCAACATCGTCAAACGTTCCGGATGTAATTATCATGAATCCAGGGGGCCAGCGAAGAGGCCCAATTAGACCAGCTATTATAAATGCACTTAATAGAGCTGCTGCGGAAACAGGAATTGTTAAAATTGTGACAACTAGTCTTGCTAACGAAACGTCAATTGTACTTGATCCATTGGCGCAGTTACCCCTGTCAACATGGTTTCAGCAATCCAAGCGTACAGATTTAAAACAAGTTGGAGGTATTTGGCAAAAATTTAATACACATACTGGTAAATTTGAAAATCGCAACGGTATTGAAAATGGTGGTAACCCTGGTTGGAGAACTGGCTCGCAAAGACATGATACTGGATTAGCAGTTGATGCAAAATTGTTTATTACCGATGCAGCAGGAAACGAGCAACAGTTGCTACCAAATTCTACTGGTAATATAAAAATAATAGAAGAATTTATTGTTGCATTTGCCAAATACGGCGGCCGCGCTGTTGCAATTGGCCGCACTGGCTCAAGTTCAATGGTTTCGGGCGTTAACCATTATGACATGCTTGGTGGATTTGACGCCAATGGTTATAATTTTGTACCGTCGACGTGGGAATACGTTAGCGCAGGTAATGCAATCGACAATAGAGCTTGGGTTATAGCAGCAATTAATAAGGGGATACTCCGTGGTAGATGATAGTATATTACCGGACGACAGCACATTACCGGACGACAGTTCACTTGTTACTACACCGCAGCTAGACTTTGTAACAGGAGTAACCAACGCAATTGGAGTAGTTGCAGGATTGTCAGCAATTGGATCAATTGCTGACACGTTGTCTTCGATTTTTACCACGTTATCTGCCCCTGGTGATTTTATTGTTCCAGACCTTGCTGGCAACGGCAGTGCATCGTTGGGCGCATCTGGCTCAAACGGCGGAACGTTCGGCACGGGGTCAATTGTCAATGAAGTTCCTCCGAGGCTCGACTCCGACATGTTAAATGCAGGAATACTTCCAGGAACGTGGGAAGCACTTGACTTTGTAATCAACAAAGCATTAAATGACATGGACTGGGCAACACTAAATGCTGACCCAGGAAATCCGAATATATTAGAAGCTTATCGCTTTGCTGGAAGAGGATTCACCGAGGATGGAGGAACTGGGCAATTTTCCTGGGCTGCGGCATTTGCTACATGGGTTTTAGTAAAGTCGGGATTTTCTGGATTAAGAACTATGGCACCTAGTGCATTTTCACGATACGGCATTCCTGTTAGATTTCACGGCCCGCGAGAATTGGAATACGTACAAAAGTGGGATATAGTTGTGTTTACTAGCAACGCAAATATTCAACATGTTGGATTTATCAAAAGTTTTAATCCTAATGCACATACAATGGAAATAGTAGGCGGCGATCAAGCCGACACTGTTAAAATAACAACAATGCCCTACAGTGCGCACAATCCTCTTTTTCGTGTATTACATGTTAGACGTCTCTGGTCTGCTTCGGCTATAAGTGACTCTCAAATTGCACCAGGTTATCGTGGCGCAGCTTCGGCAGATGTTAGACCAGTTACTCCGATATCACCGATAACTACTCAAACTATCAACGACGCCCAGTTTTTTGACAGAATTGACACTGCATTAAATAGTCCATCGCTGACCCAGACACGCACCGGCCCTAGGTAACAAGGTAAATACATTATGAGTTCATTAGAGAAAAACCTATACAAAAATTTAAGAATAGTTCCACCTAAACGAGAAGCACCAAAGGTTTCTGCTGGAACTTATAGAGGAATTTCTACGGTTAATCCAGCAAGCAAAGAATTTAAACTTTACGACCTAGCACTGATCAAACAGGATCTTGTAAACCATTTTCACATCAGACTTGGCGAAAAATTAGAGAATCCTGGGTTTGGCACAATTATTTGGGATGTGCTGTTTGAACCACTTACTGACTCTTTAAAAGACGCAATCGTTCAGAACGTTACAGAGATCATCAACTATGATAAAAGAGTTAAATCAGAGAGGGTTACAGTTGATAGTTATGAATCCGGCATTCAAATTGAGTGCGATTTAACATATATAGAGTACAGTATTAGCGAACAATTAAAGTTTACGTTTGATCAAAGAAATGGTCTAAATTAATACACGCACTTTAAAATTATCATAAATATTATATAATTAAGGAAGTGCAATATGTCATCCACTGACAGACAAAATAGATTACTATTAGCTGAAGATTGGAAAACAATCTATCAGAGTTTCAAGTATGCCGATTTCAAAAGTTACGATTTTGACAATTTACGTCGTACAATGATAGAATATCTTCGCGAAAATTATCCAGAAGATTTTAATGATTATATTGAATCCAGTGAATATCTTGCACTGATTGATATGATTGCTTTCCTTGGACAAAACATCAGTTTTCGTATTGATTTAAATGCTAGAGAAAACTTTATTGAATTAGCAGAGCGCAAAGAAAGCGTTCTGCGCCTGGCAAATTTATTAAGCTATAATGCAACAAGAAATAGACCAGCACAAGGACTGCTAAAATTTTCCAGTGTTCGAACAACTGAGCAAGTAACAGACAGCAACGGTTTTAATCTTTCAAATAGATCAGTTATTTGGAATGACACAACCAATCCGGATTGGTTTGAGCAATTTACTAAAATTTTAAATGCCGGACTTCCAGTACAAAATACATTCGGAACGCCTGTTAAATCTGACAGTGTTGCAGGTATTGCAACTGAGCAATACCGCTTGAATAACATTTCAAACAGTGTATCTGTGTTTACATTTTCCAAGCCTGTTAACAGTAGAACTCTAGAATTTGAAATTGTAAGCACTGGAATTGAAAACGGAGAAGTATTAGAAGAAGCACCGTTACCAGGAAGTCAATTTAGTTTCTTATATAGAGACAATGGCCAGGGCCCTGGCAGCAATACCACGGGATTCTTTGCACAATTTAGACAAGGAACAATGCAACGAGGAGATTTCAATATTGACTCGGCTGTTCCAAATCAAAAAGTTGATGTAGACGCCGAAAACATCAATCAAACAGATGTGTGGCTTTACAAACTTGACAGCAATGGCCGCGAAGGCGAACTTTGGAATAAAGTTGACGCAGTTGAAGGTAACAATGTGGTATTCAACAGTCTAAATAAAAAAATTAGAAGTATCTATAGTGTGCTAACAAGATCTCGTGACAGAGTTTCGTTGGTATTTGCTGACGGGATATTCGGCGACCTGCCTAAGGGAAAATTTAGATCGTATTATAGAACCAGTTCAAACAGTGATTATACAATACTTCCGCCTAACATGACAAACGTTACTGTTAGAATTCCTTATCTTAGTAAAGCAAACAAGCCGGAAACGTTGACGGTCACTCTTGATCTCAAAGTAGCAGTTAATAATGCCAGTAGCACAGAAACTATTGACAGTATCAAGTCAAATGCTCCGTCAACTTATTACACACAAAACAGATTAATTACAGCAGAGGACTACAACGTAGGTCCCCTTGGCGTAAGTCAGGACAT